TTCCAAGCCCGCTACAAAAGCAAAATCGACTCCGGAAACCGGAGAACGGCCACGGAAGCGATGCGGGACGATTTACGGGAAATCTGCGATTTTACGGTACGTCTGCCGCAGAATCGCGCTCCGCGTAATCACAGGGAAGAACAGCTTCGCGTGGCTCAGGATGAAGGCGCTGAAATCGCATGGCTGGTTATGGCCGCAACTGCGCATCTGACGTTTGGCTTTGGCAAGGAACGCCTTGCACGGCTGAAGAAAGGAGCCATGGACGACTATCGACAGTACATCGGCTGGGTCAAGACAGATGGCGAGGACTGCGCCAAGGAATGGCTGAAGCGCTGCGTGGAACAGGCCTTGCGGGAAGAACTTAAAGTAAACGACATCCAGAGCGGGAGCCGCCCGCCGAAGCAGTACTATTCGTCTGGAGTGGACGTGGCGGATATGATTCGCGTGACGGGCGCTGTGTCTGCGAAAATGGCGGCAGAGCGGGGCATTAAGCGTGTGCCGCTGGCGGTTTTGAGTCAGAGCGAGGTGACCCGCAGGATGAAAGCTATCTGAGCAATAAAAAAGAGGATCGCTTGCGCAATCCCCCGATAGAACAAATCTATTATACCTAAATTGATGTATTTTGGCAACGATAGAACAGGAGGGTGCGCAAAATGACTATCCCGGAAGAAATGATGGCCGTTATTCAGGAAACCGCAAAAAAGGCTGCTCGTGAGGGCGCCAAGGAAGTTATCGCAGAACAGACCCGCAAAGCCGCAGGCCGTTGCGACCGCCGGCTTCGGAACACGAAGCTGTTGCTGAAAAACTATCGGATGTTTAAGAAGCACTGCACGGGTGCGGTCTATACGGACGAAACGGGCGACCACGACGGCAAGGAGGAAGAAACCGCGTTGGAGCTGCTTGACATGATGCTTCAGCGCAACAACACGATTACGGTTGAGTCTATCCGTAACTCCTGCCGTCGCACCAAAATCATGATTCGCCATATTGATTCGATGCTGGCCCTGTACGAGACATGCTGTGAACGGAGCAAGAACGAGGCCCAGAAGCGCGGCTATCGCATCATCAAAGCAATGTACATTGACGACGAGGCCAAATCTATTGAACAGCTTGCGGCGTTGGAGAGCGTGAGCACCCGTCAGGCATACCGCGATCACGACGCGGCCGTCGAAAAAATCTCGGCGCTCATGTTCGGTATTGATGCCTTGGACATGGAGTAGGCCGATGTCAAAATCATGTCATTTACACGGCATGAAAAATGTGGTAGAATAATACCGTAAAATTCTAATCATAGCGCATTGCCCGCCCGGTTTCGCCACCGAGCGGGTATTTTTATGCCCGGAAAGGAGGCAGAAAACCGCCGCTCCCCAATTTGACCCGCAACGCCAGCGGGATAGCAAAGAAGGGAGAAAAAATGAATCAGCAAGTAGTGTATCAGGATATTTCGCAGATCCATCCCTACGAGAATAATCCCCGGAACAACGAAGCGGCCATTGAGCCTGTTGCGCAGAGCATCAAGCGGTTTGGCTTCCGCGTTCCCATCCTCATCGACGGAAAAGGAACCATCATCGCAGGACACACCCGCTATGAGGCCGCAAAGCGGCTTGGCATGGACAAAGTGCCGTGTATTCGGGTCGATGACCTGACGGACGAGCAAATCCGCGCATACCGCATTGCAGACAACAAGGTGGCCGAGGCTTCTTCGTGGAATGATGATGTCCTCCGCGCCGAAATGGACGCGCTGAAAGCCTTGGACGTTGATTTGACGGACACGGGCTTCAGCGAGGTGGAGCTTGATGGGCTTCTTCGGGAAGTGGAGGATGCCGACTTCGAGGAATTCTTTACGGAGCCTGTCCAACAGCCGCTCAGAGCGGCCGATGCAGGGCAGAACACCGAGACCCAACAATCTACCCAACCGGAATCTTCTCAGCCCGCTGTGCCGCAGCAGAGCGGCTCTAGGCTCATCCAATGCCCGCACTGCGGAGAATGGTTTGAGACATGAGGTTGTGTCTGGCGGGTACATTCCCAGCCGAGAAGATTGTGAAAGAGTACCGCCCGGAATACGTTCTGGAGAGCTTCTTTTACATCCGGCCTTGGCAAATCGAAGAGATTCCAAAATGGAAAATGTTCCTGCTCGACAGCGGGGCGTTTACTTTTATGCACGGCATAGAAGCATCTTCAAAGCCAGTAGATTGGGATGGCTACCTGAGTCGGTACATCAACTTTATCAACCGCAACGACGTGCAGCATTTCTTCGAACTGGATGTGGATTCCATCGTAGGCTATGACGCCGTAAAGCGCATGAGAGCGCGTCTTGAAACAGAGACGGGAAAGCAAAGCATTCCGGTCTGGCACCGCTCCCGTGGTCTGGACGAGTTTAAGCGCCTGTGCAGGGATTATCCCTATATCGGCATCGGCGGCTTCGCAATCAAGCATATACAGCCCAGCGAGTACGGATATATCCGCCGTCTGGTGCAGTATGCAAATTCTTACGGGGTGCGGGTGCATGGTCTTGGGTATACCAAAAAGGATGCAGTGAGCTTCGGCTTTTACAGCGTGGACAGCACAACATGGACTACGCAGGTCAATTTCGGAGGGTTGTCGTACTTCAATGGTTCGGAGATGGTCGTGGTCAGACCGCCCAAGGGGATGATCGGTGCTGACTATCGCTGCCGCCGGGAGTACTCGTTGAGAGAGTGGATAAAGTACCAGAAATACCTTGATACGAAAGGAAAATGGCGTGGATAAAGAAATCGTCTACCGCGTCGAGGATGGCATGGACAGGGAAAAGATTCTCTGCACCACCTACCAGATGCGGAATTTTTATATGCAGTTCAGAGACGGATTTTTTACCAATCTGGACGTTATGAACTATATCCAGCACCTTGCCGCTGCGCATATGGCGAAAAAGGGGATGAACGTGCTGGATGTGTGCTGTGGGCGCTCTCTGATGCTCCCGCTGCTGCGCTACTACGCAAAGGACATTGCATCCTATACCGGAGTGGACATCAGCAAAGCAAACATCAAGGAAGCGATGCGCGGCGCAACTGCAAAGAACCTCGAACCAAAGGATTTGGCCTCCTACTACCCGTTCCGGGTGGGCTGGAAGCTGGGCAACGTCGCAGAGATGTCCAAAGTCATCCCGGCGGGCTTTGCCGACTTCGTGATTTACACCTCCGCCATCGAGCATATGCACCCCAATGACGGAGCCAAAAGCCTTGAAGAATGCTACAAGGTCATGAAACCGGGTGCAAAAATGTTCCTCTCCTGTCCGAACACACCGGGCAATGGATACCAGACACAGTACCGTGCGCATGTCTATGAATGGGGATACGACGAGCTGAAAGCAAAGCTGGCCGAAATCGGATTCAGCATTGTGCAGGAGGTCGGTCTGGTCACCAGCGTCCGCGAAATGGACGAATTTTATTCCAAGCAGCCGCCGGCACTCAAGGATTTCTATGAACGTATGAAGTCCTATGTCCCGTCTGCGTTCCTCACAGCGTTTATGGCTATCCCATTCCCGCGTGAGGCGAAAGAGCTGCTGTTCATCGTCCAGAAGCCGAAAGGAGAGGAAAATGCCTAAGTTCAAGAATGAGTATGGGGTGTCGAAAATTAAGTACACCCAGAAGTGCAGATGCTTCTGCCCGATTGGAAAGGCAGACTACACGAACAACTTCACTGTGACCATCACCCCAAAGAAGTGGATCCCGGACTACTGCGAAATCGACAAGTTTATTCGTGAGCAGCTGGATGGCAAGAGCCTTGTCATTGAGGACGCCGTCTGCAAGCTGAAGCAGTGGCTCACGGGGGAGATTCATCCCTACTGGGTCGAGGTCGAGTCGGATGTGACCGACGGTGTGCACGGCCATGTGACGGTAACGGTATAAGGGAGGGGCGCAAGATGAAAAATACTCGTGCTCTTTGCCAGACCGCCGTTGTCGCGGCATTGTATGTGGCACTGACCACCTTGAACCCCCTGTCGTGGGGTGCAATCCAATTCCGGGTTGCGAATATGCTCTGTGCGCTTCCGTTCAAAGACAAAAGATATGCCCCAGCGGTTCTGCTGGGAATCGCAATCGCAAACGCGACCAGCCCATTTGGGCCTGTCGATGTGGCTTTTGGCCTGATGGCTGAGGGTGTGGCGTATCTCCTTGTCGTTTGGGGGCCGTGGAAAAAGCTGGGGATTTTGTGGAAAGCTGTTATCCTCTCGTTGTCCGTGGCTCTGTTCATTGGAGTGGAGCTGTACGTAATGGTGGGAGCACCGTTCCTGCTGACGGCCGCAGGGCTGTTCGTTGGCACTTTCTTAGCCGTGGAACTCGGCAACATGATGATTTCTAAAACCGCTCTTGCAAGAATCGTGTAAGAGGGGAGCGCGGCGCTGGCTCTGCAAAGAGCTGGCGCTTTTTCTTCGGAACAACACAACGGCCCGGCCAGACACCGGGACAGAAAATGAAGAAGGATAGTGGTGGCGATGTAGATGGAAACGCGAGGCAAGGCGTTCACCCTTTATAAGAAAGGGATGGGATGCACCGAGATCTCAAAGAAGCTGGGTGTATCGCTGAACACGGTCAAGTCTTGGAAAAAGCGGTATTGGGATGCACAAAAAGGTGCACCCCAGAAGCGCACCCCGTCGCACCCAAAGGGTGCATCTTCAAAACGCACCCCACAAGACCCGGCGGCTCAGCCTGAGAAGAAGCCGAATCTCGGCGGCGCGCCGAAAGGGAACGTCAACGCTGTTGGCAATCATGGCGGGGCACCGCCGGGAAATCAGAATGCGCTAAAGCACGGCGGCTGGTCTGCCGTGATGTTTGGTGCATTTTCCGAGGAAAACCAGAAAGCCATACAGGACTGCACAAAAGACGTGGATGCAGAGGATCTGCTGATACAGGAGCTTCAACTTCTGACCGCCCGCGAGGCATTTCTGCTCCAGCACATCTCGGCGACGCAGGAAAAGAAACAGCACATCCAGTCGGTGCATACATCAAAATCCAGCAGGTCTTTTACCCGGCTGGATGAGGATAAGGAGAAAGAGGCCCGCGACAAGGAGGTTTACATTGAGCGGATAGATGCAAAGGTGCAAAAGGAAGAACGTCTCCCTGGCACCAGCGTTGAGACATCAACCACCACCGAATCGAGCTACCTTATCGTGGAGCGCTTAGAGCGGCTATTGACCGATGTACAGCGCCAGAAGTCCAAGGTGATACAGCAGCTTGCCGACCTACGCAGACTGAGCAACAGCGGCAAGAATGAGCTGGTAGACGATTGGGTTGCGGCAGTCGAGGCAGCGGATGCGGAAATGGAGGGCGAGGACGATGGCGCTGAGACAACGTGAAGTCTTCGCCAAGCGGCTCCCTCTGTACCGCAAAGACCCCTGCTTGTTCTTCAAAGAGGTCACTCGCTTCAAGCCAGATAAATGGCAAAAAGAAGCGGCCACGGCCATTGCACAGCACCGCAAAGTTTCCATTCGCTCAGGACAGGGCGTTGGAAAAACAGCTTTTGAAGCAAACTTGGTGCTCTGGTTCTTGGCTTGCTTCCCGTATCCCCGCGTCGTATGCACGGCGCCGACCCGCCAGCAGTTGAACGATGTGCTCTGGGCTGAGATTGCCAAGTGGCAGGAGCGCAGCCCTGTCTTGCAGGTCATGCTTGTATGGACAAAGACCCGTGTTTACATGAGGGGCCACGAAAAACGATGGTTCGCCGTGGCCCGTACAGCCACTAAGCCAGAGAATATGCAGGGCTTCCACGAAGACAATATGCTTTTCGTGGTGGATGAGGCATCCGGCGTTGCTGATCCCATCATGGAGGCCATACAGGGCACATTGTCCGGCGATAACAACCGCTTGCTGATGTGCGGAAACCCAACGCAGAACACTGGCACATTCCACGATTCGCACACCGTGGACGCCCAGTCCTACTACTGCATGAAGGTGTCCAGCAGGGACAGCCCCCGCACGAATAAGCAAAATATCGCTGACTTGGAGCGGAAGTTCGGCAAGAACAGCAATGTTGTCCGCGTCCGTGTTGACGGCGAGTTCCCGGAGAATGAGGATGATGTCTTTATCCCGATGGCACTTGCCACAAAAGCAGTCAATACAGAGCCGCTTGAGCATAGCGTTCCGGCCAGAATCTCCATTGGGTGCGACGTGGCCCGCTTCGGCAACGATGATACCGCTATCGCGAAGAACATTGACGGAGACATCCAAAATCTTGTCACGCGCCACGGCCAAGACCTGTATGCAACAGCCGATGACATTATCGAAATGTATAAGGCCCTGCGCGCAGCGTATCCACAGTATCGCGGTCTGATCTATGCGATTATTGATGATACAGGCGTAGGCGGAGGAGTGACGGACATTCTCAACAGGGAAAAGATTCGGCAGAAGCTGAACAAGCTCATGGTTATTCCAGTCAATTTCTCGTCTGCTGTGCCGGACAAGGAAGCCGCCGGGAGATATGCCGATATTTCGACGTGGATGTGGGCTGTCCTGCGCGACATGGCGGCGTCGGGCCTCCTGCATCTGCCAGATGACGCGACCTTGATAGGCCAGCTCACGACCCGCAAGTACATCTTTAGCGGTGCGCCCTCCAAGCTGAAACTTGAAAGCAAGGAAGCGTTGAAGAAACGCGGCCTGACCAGCCCGGACCGGGCTGACGCGGTTGCATTGGCGCTGTATGAGGGCGGAATTTTCGATGTCCGCAGCCTGATTTAACATAACCTGAAAGGAGAAAGCGTGAAAAAAGTTATTCCCGGAAAAATTAAAACACAGCTGCGCCTTGACGGTTACTACAATGTGCTGAACAAGTACGGCACCCAGCATGACAGCACTGAGTACTACCAGTGGGCGTCTGGCTCTGCGGTAAGCGATACAGAGCTGGCCGACCTTTATGCAGGAAACGGGCTGTTTTCAACCATTATTGATGCCCCGGCGGACGACGCAACCAAGAACGGCATCGACCTTGGCATCAAGGACAAAGACTTGCAGAAACAGCTTGACAACCACTTGCAGACCATCCGATACCAGAGCAAATTCGCCAAGGCTCTGCGCTGGGCGCGGCTCTTTGGTGGCGCTGCTGTGGTAATGCTGGTTGACGACGGGCGGCTCCTGCAGGATCCTTTGAACTGGCGTGACGTGCATGGTGTCGAAGAGCTGCTGGTGTATGGCCGCAACGAGATGTATCCTCTTTGGGTCAATGGGTATGAGAACAACCCGGACGATGAGGATTACCGCCGGGGCGGTACTGGCATCCCGGAGTACTACCAAGTCAACAGCGTGTACGGCAACTACGTTGTGCATTCATCCAGATGCCTTGTTTTCCATAACTCGGACATCCCGGAAAGCTCTACGATGGCTAATCTCTACCGTACATGGGGCATTCCGGAGTATCTGCGCATTCGTGAAGAGCTGAGAAATGCCAGCATCGGACCCGGCTACTCCATCCGTTTGTTGGAGCGGCTGTCGATGGTGACCTACAAGATGAAGAATCTTGCTGGTGTGCTTTCCACGGCAGACGGCGAGGACACGGTTCTTCAGCGCATGGAAATGCTCGACCTTGCCCGTAATCTGCTGAACATGGTCTTTATTGATGCCGACGGTGAGGATGTGGGCGTTCAATCCCTGTCTGTTGCCGGAGTCAAGGACATTCTGGACAATGCCTGTGCGATGCTGTCCGCTGTGTCTCATATCCCGCAGACGCGGCTCTTTGGACGCTCCCCGGCGGGCGAGAATGCCACCGGAGAGAGTGACCTTGAAAATTACAAGGAATTCGTCGGAGGCCTCCAAAACGGCGACCTCCGCGATAACACCCGTACCCTCGTTGAGCTGATTCTTCGCGGCATGGTTTGGAACAGGGAAGTCAAAGAGATACCTGAGTACACCGTGACCTACAAGAGCGCGTGGAGTCCGTCTGACGATGAAAAGGCGGCACAAGACCAAGCTGTTGCGGCGGCACAGCTCACCAGAGCGCAGACCGCTGGTACATACGTCACAAACGGAATCGTCGAAGCTGAAGAGGTTCGCCGCGCTATGGTTCGCGACGAACAGTTTGACCCGGAGAACATTCTCACGGAAGCGGACATCCACCAAGACTGGGGCCTCGGCGGAGCCGATACCCAGCAGGAAGCCGCTGATGCTCAGCAACAGAATGCCGCGGACGCCAGCGGCCTTGTTACTGATGAGGGAGACTGCGGCTATGTGGCGGGCTTTGTCGTACAGGACGGCAAAATCCTCTGCGGGCGCCGCTCTGATGGTCAAGGCTGGTGTGGCCCCGGTGGGCATATCGAGCCAAAAGAAACGCCGGGGGTGGCCTTCCGCCGGGAAGCCAAAGAAGAGTTTGGAATTGACGTTGGGAATATTACCTATCTTGGCAACTGCAAAGGAAAACCGGATGAAATCCTCCCTGTGCAGATATACCGCGTCAACGACTATGCAGGTATCCCGGTGTGCGATCAGGAAGAGATGTTCACCGCTACATGGTTCACCCCGGAACAGATTCTTGCCCAAGAGGTCCCCGGCGGGCTGGTGTTCGCCCCATTCCGCAGGAGCGTGGAAGAATACCTTGACCGGCTGGGCCTGACACTGGATGACTTCGACCCAAGCAAGCACAAACGCGATGAGGATGGAAAATTCTCCAGCATGGGAAATACAACATCAAAAGATGAATCGAACAGGGAAAATTCGTCAAAAGACTTGAATGATTCCCAAAGTCATGCTAAAATAAATTCTAACGCAGTTTCGGCAAAAGGCGCGAACACTTTCAAAGTGAAAGGGTTTCCCAACAAGCAGAAGCTGAACAACCACTGGCAGAACGGAAGAACCCACGCCGCCGAGTACGCTCCCGATGGCATTACAACAAAGGAGCAGTACGAAAAGCGGGCGGTTCAACTTCTGGAAAGCCCCTGTGGGAACGGCATCAAGGGCTATAAGACAAAAGATGGCCTTATATGCCGATACGATACGAAGAAAAATGACTTTGCGAAAGGTTCCCCGGAGAAAGGCGTAAGAACGATGTTCAAGCCCGATGATGGGGAAGAGTATTATAGACGCCGACTTGAGGCCGAGGGAATAGAAAACGATGAATGACGAAACCATTTGCCCGCTGTGTGGGCAGCATCACTTTGAAGAGAACGACGATTTTGAGGAATGCCCTGTGTGCGGTTGGGTAAACGACGGCGTACAGCGCGCAGATCCCGATTATCGCGGTGGGTATAACCGCATCAGCCTGAACGAAGCAAAAAAGAAATTTGCCGCAGGCAAAAAGGTGTTTGATTAACAATAACGGCGTTGAGAGCCTTTGCAGGTGACGTGAGAGCGTCCTTTGCAAAGGCTCTTTTTGTTTGCAGTCATAGCTCAGTTGGTAGAGCGCCTGCCCTCCAAGCAGGATGCCGCGGGTTCAAGCCCCGTTGACTGCTCCATATCGAGGGTTGGCCAAGTTGGATAAGGCATGGGCCTTTGACTCCCAGACCGCCGGTTCGAGTCCGGTACCCTCGACTTATGCTGATGTAGCTCAGTCGGACAGAGCAGTTGATTTGTAATCTTCAGGTCGTGGGTTCAAATCCCATCGTCAGCTCCATCCGCCGTACACCGTAATCGGCACCTCGATGGCATGAGGAAGCGCCGACCCCGCTTCCAACAGACCGCTGCGAAGTGTTCTGGCCTGTTCCATGACTGAGCCAGCGCGGAGCCATATGCCGCGTTCCTTCCGCTTCGCCTTGGACGGATGCGCGCTGTAAGCAAAAGTCAACCATTCAAGTGCTGCATGCCATGAACGTAAAGGCCCTGTATCTTCAATGATGCAGGGCCTTTTTTGATGCCGGCAGAGGGAACATTCCCGGAAAGATAAAGAGGTGTTTATGCCAGTGAAAAACAACGGCCCCGGCGGAAACAGCCGGGCTTCTACGACAAGAAAATCAAAGGTCGAGCCGGAATACCCGCAATGGGCAGAAAGCAAGATGCGGGCCATTGAGAACAGGCGCTTAAAAGAGCTTCAAGCTGTTATGCGTGATTCAATGCCTGAGATACTGGCTATCGTTGCGGATGAAATGGATACGGCTTCCGAAAGCATCAGGAAAGATGGATACAGCGACATGGTGCGCCGCATCCAGAACAGGTTCCGCATTATGCGTGATCGGCTCAGTCGGCGGCTGAAAACCGACCCGCTGGAACGTGATGTCCGCCGATGTGCGGATTATACAGACCGCCGCCAGCTCCAAGAATGGCAACGCAGTGTCCGTGCAACACTCGGCATCGACATCAGCAAGGACTTCTTCATTGGTGAGCGGTATGAGCAGATGCTTTCAAGGTGGGCGGAGCAAAATGTTTCTTTTATAACCAGCATCGAGAGCGATTGCTTCGATGATATGGAGAAAGTCATTATTGACGGTTTTACAAAAGGCCGAACGCCCGCCGCAATTTCAAATGAGATACAGCAGCGCTTTGATGTAACCAAATCAAAAGCGAACCTTTTAGCCCGCGACCAGATTGGAACATTGAGTGCAGAGCTGACCCGGACCCGACAGGAGTCCGCTGGGGTAGAAGAGTACATCTGGAGTTCGTCCGGTGATGAGCGCGTTCGTGCATGCCACCGAGAGCTTGACGGGAAGACGTTTCGCTATGACGCCCCACCAGCCATGTGGTATATGACGAAGCGCGGGAAAATCTACACCGGCAGACACTGCAACCCTGGCGAGGATTATCAGTGCCGCTGTGTCGCAAAACCTGTTTTTAACTTTAACAGGCTCAATTCTCAAGCCTTTAAGGAGAAGAAACAATGAATCAGAAAAATCCGCCGCAAGTCCTTCGGAGCGAAATGCGTGCTGACAGCGTGCCTGTCGATGAGCATTACAGCACCGAGGGATATTTTTATGATAACCCCATCCTGACCCGCACGGGCATCTTCAAGTACAAGCTGGAAGATGGTTCGGAACGTCGAGAACTGCGCAGGCCGGAAGATGTGTTTGACCCGGCGAGCCTTGCAAGCTATGAGGGAAAGCCCATCATCATTACCCACGATGCGCAGGTGATAGACAAGGACAATGCCCGCCGGGAGAGAGTGGGAACAATCCTGACTCCCGGACAGCAGGACGGCGAAACCGTCCGTGCCAAAATCGTCATTGACGATCCCGACGCTGTAAAGGCATCGGGCCTGCGCGAGCTGTCCGTTGGATATTATCAGGATCTTATTATGGAACCCGGAGAGTGGGAGGGGGAGCCTTACGATGCAATCCAGACCCACATCCGTGTGAATCATCTTGCGCTGGTCGCCGTCGCCCGCGCCGGAGATGATGCAAGACTGAACATGGACGGCCAAGACAATGGAGGTACTGACCCTATGGATGACGAGAACAAGAAGACCTGCACCACCATGGACGACGATGCTACCGTGGAACCCGATAAGCAGACTGCGGATGATGGCGAGGGCGCTTCCCCTGCGGCTTCGTCCCTTGACCCTGCCGGCATCGAGGCGGCTATCAAGGCATATCTGGCCGCTACTGGTGGTGCAACTGCTGACGATGAGAACGACCCGGCGGCGGGTGGTGACCCCACCAAGCCGACTGAGGACGATGGTGAAGATGATGCTACTACACCCGACGTTCTGACGGACATTACGGCCCGCCGGGATGCAATGGAGGATGGCCCTGCGAAGTCCGACATCAACACCCTGCTGTCTATGCTGGAGGCTGAGAAAGCTCGTGCGGATGCTGCTGAAGATGATGCCAAACAGCCGCCCACCGAAGATGAGGACGATACTTCTGATGAAGGCAACGGCCAGCTGAACCATGACAGTCTCGACGCCATCGTCAAGAAGAAAGTCGCCCAGCGAACCGAGTTGTGCCGTCTGGGCGACAGACTGCATCTGGATGGCATGGAGACCCTGCCTGTGATGCAGGCGAAGAAAAAGGTCATCAGAGCTGTTCTGCCCGGTATGCGTCTGGATGGGCGGAGCGGTGCATACATCAACGCGGCTTTCGACATTGCCAAGGAGAAGGTCAATGGTCGCAAAACCGTGAACGACCAGCGTCGGCAGGTGTTCAATGCGGATTCCGCAAATGCGGCGACCCGCAACGCGAACGCCAAGAATGACCCCGACGCCGCTCGTACCCGCATGATTCAGCGTCACGCTGGCGAAAAGGAGGACTAAGCTATGAGCAATATGGCTGTACAGATGAATTACGGTGAGCCGAGCCGCGGCATGCCCGGTGGCCTTTATGACCGGGCTGAGTACGAAGCTGTGACCCGCCGCAACAGTGCAGAGGATAATGCGCTGTGCTTCGGATACGGCGTCGTGCAGGGCGCAGAGCCGGGAAATGACATTGCGCTTCCTGCAACGGGCGCAACTGCTGACAAATTCGAGGGCGTTGTGATGTACAGCGCCAATGTCGAGATGGATGATGATGGTGCCGTGGTCCTGCGGAAGAACCAGATCGTCGATGTCTGCCAGTCTGGCAAGCTGTGGGTGCAGTTGGTCGATTCGGTGGAGCCTGCTTATGGTCAGCCCGTGTATCTCGTGACCACTGGTGCAGACGCTGGTAAGTTTACCCCGACCAAGGGAACCAATCTGGAAGTTAAGGCTCGCTTCATCGGCGCGGCCGTGAACGGCATCGCCCCCGCTCAGTTCGTGACTCAACTTTAAGGAGGTAGGAACCTATGTCTAAATTCAATCCTTTCGACCCTGCAAACGGTTACAGCGAGGAGGACCGCGTCGCACTGGAGACTAAGTGCGCTTCGCTGATTAACCGCGCCTACCGGAACCCGTTCCCCGGCGCTTCGCTTCGTCACGACGGCGCGGACAATGCGGGCATCTTCTTTGCCAAGCAGCTGGCGCACATCAAGACCAAGGCATACGACAAGGAGTTCCCGGAGCTGTCCGGTCTGAAGCTGTTCCCCCAGACAAGCGATACGGATGAGGGCGCAAGCTATATCGAGTACTACTCCTATGAGCCTGTCGGCTTTGCTGCCATCATCGCCAACTATGCCAGCGACCTGCCCCGTGTTGATGTGAAGGGTACTCCCCATCGTGCTGAAATCGTCAACATCGGTGACAGCTACGGTTACAACGTGCAGGAGCTGCGCGCATGCCGTCGGAACGCCGTTCTGGGCATCATGAAGTCTCTGGATGCTGTTCGCGCCGAAGCCGCCCGCCGGGTCTATGATGTTAAGGTGAACCACCTGATTTGGAACGGCGACGAGAAGGCGAAAATCGTCGGCGTGCTCTCTTCGGACAACAATATCCCCGTCTACACACTTCAGAACGGCGCTGGCAGCAAGGCTGACTGGGCAAGCAAGACTGCCGATGAAATCGCCGCTGACATTGCCGGCATCCTGAACTACATCGACACTCTGACCCAGAGCGTTGAGCACCCGGACAGCTGGGTTATGCCGAACGACCTGTACACCGCTCTGAACCTGCGCCGCATCGACGGCACTGGCGAGTCCGTGCTGTCCTACATCAAGGAGCATACTCCGCAGATCAAAAACTGGGAGACCGCTGGTGAGCTGTCCAAGAGCAACAAGGACTACAACACCACCGGAAAGAACATCGGCCTGCTGTACACCAAGGATGCCGATAAGATGTACCATGATGTGCCTATGGCATTCCTCCAGCATGCGCCGCAGGACCGCAACCTCGAAATCGTCATCAACTGCGAGGGCCGTGACGCTGGCATGGTTATTCCTTATCCGCTGTCTGCTTGCCTCGTCTACGGCCTGTAAGAAAGGAGTTCGCTCATGAAAATTAAGAATATCAGCGTGAAGCCGATTTGCATTGGCGATGTCTCTCTGCTCCCTGGCGAGACCGCACAGGTCGAGGCCGTCTATGCCGATGCTGTGGCGTTCTACATCAGCATGGGCTATGTGCAGGAAGTCGCGGAAAAGAAAACCCGCGGCAAGGCAAAGGCTCCCGATGCAGAGCCTGACGCCGTTGCCGAGGATGCCGCAGAGGGTGAGTCCTGATGGATGCCGCAGATATAGCCGCAATCACCAAAATCGTAAAGATGGTGGGAGCGGAGTTCAAAGAAGCGTCCGATGAGGACATTAAGTTCTGGATTGAGCTTCAAGCCCCTGTTATTTCCCGAAAGAAGTTTGGCGCTGATTATAATTTGGCGCTGGCTCTTTTGACGTGCCACGCCATGAAGATGGCCGGCAGCGGCGACAATTCGCTTGGAACCATCGCCAACACCGGACGCCTTGCCAGCGTGTCGGAGGGCGGCGTGAGTATTTCCTTTGCGACATCTACTGCGGGAACAACAGGGGATGCGGCCTATCAGCTTACATCTTATGGGTTGCAGTTCATCGAGATCCGGAACAGGCATATCGTTCCCATCATGATTCGGTAAGAAGGTGTGTGTATGGCTATTGCCGGAGAATTTGGACTCGACCTGACCCCGGAGGGAACAGCGGCGCTCTCAATGCTGGATGAGCTGGAGGACATCGTTATTGAGGTCGGATACCAAGCAGACCAAAAGGCGGCTGACGGCGAGCTTTCGTTGGCGGAGGTTGCATATTGGAACCACTATGGAACTTTGCATAAGGACGGTTCCGTGATGATTCCGGCGCGCCCATTCATGGATGCGCTTCAAAAGCGTCCCGATGAATTGGCGGCATTCTCGCAACAGGCGGCATCGGAGTACGACACCGCTGAAACTGTGGCAAGCGCAATCGGTGCCCAAGCCAGTTCTATGATTCAGGACGCTATCAGAGACGAAGATTGGGTGCCCAATGCGCCGATTACAGTTGAGGGTGGCTGGATGGTAAACGAGTACGGCAAAAATGGCCCTGTCCCGGTTCATATTGGCGGAAAAGGCTCTACACAGCCTTTGATTGATACTGGAACCTTGAGACAGCAGTGTGAATTCCGCCTCGTGAAAGGGGAAAAATGAACATTTTCAAACGGCCTTATAAAGTGCGGCGGTATGAAAAAACCAGCTGGGAAGATGGTGTGGCGTCCGCCGGGTATGAGGATGCACAGCTTATGCTGGATGTTCAAGCCAAGACCAGACGGAACCAAGATGACCCGGCGGGCCGGACGACCACGGGAACGCTGACAGTGTACAGCGACATGGAGCTTCACCCGGCGGAGTCTGACGACCAGACAGACGGTGACCGCCTGTTCTACATGGGCAAATGGTACGTCTGCAAGTCGTCGGTTTACTGGGGAAATACCATCCTGTCGCACTGGATTTCGGAGTTTGAAGCAGTCGATGGCGAGAATGAGAGGGGGAAGAAAGACGATGACGGAAGCTGAGTGCAGGGTTGAGATTCGGAAGTTTTTCATGGAGCTTTACCCTGCCTGCACGGTCATTTACTCCTACCCCGGCAATGCGGCCCGCCCGCCTGCGCCCTACGTCGTGCTTGACTTTGATGCTGCCGACAGTTCTCAAATTGACGAATACGTTGATGATGGGATTTTGCAGCAGACATGGTACATGACCATGCCGTTTTCTGCGGAGCTGGTTGCGCAGAGCAAGGTGGTTCATGGCGGCGGAGTAAAAAAGGCTCTGCCGTCAACAGTTGTTGACGACCTTGCCCAGAGTGTCCGTTTTTTTCAAAGCCCCTACGCAGAGGATAAAATGCGTCTGCTGAACATTTCGGTAACGGCCACAGGAACCCCAGAGCAAATCTATAACAGCGTGTCCGGTGTGGAACGGGCGCGCTGTTCTTTTTCTGTGGACTTTGTTCAGAACACGAAGGAATATGCAGCACTGCATCCGAAGGACGGTGAGTACATCGCCGACCACGATAGTGCGGCATCGAAAGAGCTTGCAGATATGCAGGCTGGATATTTCGCAGAAGTTGAAATTGAACCACAAATCAAGGAATAAAGGAGTGAGAGCATGACCATTGACCAAATCATCAAGGTTGATATTGCAATTTCGGAAGCAATGGCAATCGACGGCGGCTATGACACCATCCTTATCATCGGCCCCCTGCCGAAAACTCCCGGCGGTCATATGACTCCCGATGTTGCTGGCTATACCGGTACGCAGGACCTGAAGAGCGCTGGCTTCTCGACGGATGACCCGGTTTATATTGCCGCGTCTAAGGTCTTTGCGCAGTCGCCCAAAGCTACCATGGTGATGGTGGCTGTTCAGAAGACAACCTCCGGTTCGGCGGAAAAGGTAGACATTACCCTTGACCGCGCAAAGGCAGTGCCGGGATGGTACTGTATCTGTCCGGCGGGCATCAAGGAGGACTTTTACCAGAGTATCTCAGATTGGACAGAATCTAACGATAAAATCTGTGTTTGCGAGACTACGGGTATTTCTGCATCGCCTGTTTCCGATGCAATGTTCCGCACGGCTGTCATTCATGCAACGAAAGAAAACGACTGCGTAAATGCGGCATATGCGGCCAAGTTTTTGTCGTATGAACCGGGTAGCGAACTGTGGGCGTATAAGTCTCTCAGCATGGTCGAGGCGCAGAGTCTTTCCGCTACGGACATCGCCAGCTTGGAAAGCCGCAATGTCTCGTACTATACCACAATCGGCAGTCAGGCAATGGTGCAGGGTGGCAAGGTATCTGCGGGCGAGTGGATTGATACGATTCGCTTCCGTGACTGGCTCAAGACTCAGATTCAGCAGAATGTTATCAATCTGCTGCTGTCTCTGCCGAAGGTTCCTTATACGGATCCCGGTATTGGGCTGGTTCAGAATGCCGTGACTGCGGCGTTGGATGCAGGCGTGGAAGCAGGTGGCATCGCACGGCCGTCTAGCGACGAAGCAACTGGAACTATTACCCCGTCCTATACCATCACCGTGCCGAAAGCCGCAGAGCTGGATGCGGCAACACGCAAGACCCGCGTGTTGCCGAAAGTGAAATGGTCGGCACAACTGGCGGGCGCGCTGATTGCAACGGAAATCGGCGGTACGTTGAACTATTAAGCGAAAGGAGAGGTGTTAAATGGCTCGTGCCGATGTTCACGTTTATTCTTTTAAGAATGTCATCTGTGCAATCGGATCTCATATTCCGAGCGGCTTTGCGGGTGATAATTGTATCACTATTACACCGCAGGGAGACGGCATCACCGATGAGGCGGGTGCCGATGGCGAAGTCGTAGTCTCCAACTCCGACGATCCTCGCTATGAAGTTAAGATGATCTTCAAGTATGGCTCCAAGTCAAACGCAGTTCTGCGTAAGCTCTATAATCTGCAAAAGCAGTCCTCCGGTGGCTACTTCTTCCCGCTGATGGTTCGTGATATGGGTGACAACCCCGATTTTACGGCATCTAAGGCATGGGTATCCAAGCCCGCGCCTATCATGTACGGCGCAAAGGGCGGCGATCAGGAGTGGACCATCCGGTGTGTGGGCGAGTTTGCCCCGGAATAAGGAAAGGATGATGTAACATGAGAATGAAGCGGATGGAGATGCGCGATGTCTCTATTGGCGAATATCAGTTCAAAATTCGCCCGTTTGGAGCTAAAGACGCCCTTTACATTTTTGGTGATGTGGCATCTATCCTCCTGCCCATCCTC